TAAGGTCTCATTGGTATATACTTACCTCTAATTCTTACAATCTTTTCTTTTTGTTGATATTTACATACCAACTCAAACATTTTAAGTGCTAGATCTCTAACACCTGTTTCTGCAAATATTCTAGCAATCAACTCCATTCTCATTTGAGATTGAGTCAATACTTGGTTCATACCTGTTGCAGTTTTATTATTTAATGAATCTGCATTTAATCCTTGTGATGTTCTAGTTACACCTGTTCTACTTTCTTTTACAGAATCTAGATATGATAACATACCACTAGCTTGTTCTGTAATAGGTTGTGCTTGTATAGGCATCATTACATTACTAGGTGGTTGTTTTGTTCTTACTATTCCTCCAGGACGATTAGTTAATAAATCATCCATAGCTACTTGACCATCTTGTATTGCAACTCTGTTATTATTAGTTAGATACATGTTATCTAACATTTGTCTCATAACAGTAGATTTAATTAATTGTATATCTTCTACTAGCTCTGCAATAGATCTACCATGAAATCTGTGAGGCATGATAACTGGTGTCATAGATATAAATGGCATTGTATCCATTTCTTCTATG